ATGGAAGCCTTAAATATATTTTTCAAAGAAGTTAATAAAATAACAAATGAATATTCGCAAAAAGAAAAATGCGAAATGCCATCTGTATTTAATCAAGCAAAAGAGAATAAAGATTTTATTGAATTAACAGAAAAGATAAAAGCAGGAAGTGAAATTCAAATAAGCGACATAGAACGATTCGCTGAGAAGTTAGTAATTCCAGATAGTATTGCTAAAGCATTTGAGGCGATTAGTCCACAAGACCTATTTTCTGTATTTATGTTACCAGATGTTGGCTTTGATTTAGAGAATGAATGTATTTCTTTGCTTCGCAATAAATTATTCTCTTTATCTCCAATAGATCGTGATATTTATGCGGGAATATTTGCACGAGAGTTTGATTCAAAACTGTATTGCGAATTTGACGTAATTGATTACATCTATGAGAAAGGTTATATAACATATCCATTAGAGCGCAGTATAACAGCATATATGGATGCTGTCATTGAAACATTTGCAGAGTTTAATATAAACCTTGTAGAGTATTTGAAAAAAGACAGTGATTTTGAACAAGAATTTGGAGATTATAATGATTTTCGTGCTAAGAAATACGCAGAGAAGTCAACTCCAGAGAAAAAGGAAACACCCGAAGATGCTTCAGAAGCAACGAAAAAAGATAGGGAGCAGGAAGATATTACTACCTACCTTAACCTTGACAGCAATCAAAAGAAAAAATGGCTCTATCAAGGTATGCAGTGCGACACAGTAAAAGAGCTCGCAAAGTTCATTGCTCAAAGTTATACAGAAAAAATATTATGCAAGATTCCGAGTAAAAAAGGCGGTGGTCTCTGGAATTTGGCTAAGGCTGCATTTCAGATTGAAGATACAGCTACTAATAGGAAAACTATAGAGAATGAATTTAATTTGGCATATAAGCCCCCACTAATACCCAACAAATTCAAATAAAAACAATATCATTCATACATCCATATTGTCCATATTATCCATATTCAGTTCGTGGATAATATGGATTTTTCATTTCGTTGTATTGCTAATTCAACCTACATAACTTTGCTATCGTCAAACAACCAATAGCAGTAGCTACCTATCGGGGAAAGGCGAATCATAAGAGCAAAAGTTATGAGTTTACAAGAAATTATCCAAAGCGGTGTGAATGTATCGATAACGATTGGTACAAATGACCTAATGCAATTCGCAAATCATCTAATTCGCTCTACTAAAGATGAATTAGAAAGCACTATTCTTGCCAAGAAGAAAGAAACGTATGTCACTCCAGATGAAGTAAGTGTACAACTACGAGTGGATCGCTCGACGTTATGGAGATGGGCTAAAACAGGTTATCTTATCCCTATAGAGGTCGGAGGTAAAAGACTATATAAGCAGTCTGATATTGATATTATCCTCAACAAATAAGAAAGGAGTTGCCCCTATGACTAAGCAAAAGAACAACTCCAAATATCTTGGGCACGATTATACAGACAAAAGTACAGATTCCGCACGACTTATCCAATCAGTACGCAAACTATTTTCATCCGGTGGCAAGTTTACCGCTAAAGAACTCAATTCTTTGGCAGGGACGAATGATGCCCGGAAGCTTATCTCCGTCCTTCGGAACAAAGAGGGTTGGCAAATAGAGGATTGTCGTTTATCCAATGGCTGCAAACTCTATTGGCTGGCAGAGAAAGGAGGTTCTAATGAGTGAAGAAATAAAAAAGATTCTTTCTGAGTTCGACCAAAAAACAGAACCTGATATCTCCCCTGACGTAATGAATGCCATTAAAAGCAGTCGGCTTGATTTGTCACTCAATATCCCCGACCCTCAGATGTTGGTATCAAAGGGAGATTTACCAGTATGTACACGGGGCAACTTCTCATTCGTCATTGGGCAACCCGGTTCAAGAAAGAGCTTTCTATGTTCTGGAATATCCGGTGCATTTATGAGTGAATCCGGATGTATGGGTTTGGATAATCCCAACGGGACAGGTAGGTTACTTTGGATTGACACGGAACAAGCGGCCGGACACGTTGCAAAGATTGGGCGAAGGCTTCACCGCATTGCCGGGTTACTCATAAATGCAAATTCGGAAAACATTATCATCCACATGCTTCGAGAATATCAGCCACCAATGAGGCATAAGATTTTTAAAGCGTGCATGAATCTATACCATCCGGATTTTGTAGTTCTTGATGGAGTGAGCGACCTCATAGCAGACCCGAATAGCTCCGAGCAATCCACGGCTATAATAAACGATTTGATGGCTTTTACTAAGGAATATGATTGCCACATTCTGACAGTCATTCACGCCAATATAGGAAGCGAGAAAGCCCGTGGACATTTGGGGGCAGAAGCATTGAGAAAGTGCGAGACGGCAATCTTTGCAGAAGCAGATGGAGATATAACTGTATGCAAATGGGCTAAGACAAGAGATATGCGTCCTGATGAATTTGCTTTCACCATTGTAGAAGGTTTACCTATAGCAAGCAACTATGCCGGCAAGCAGTCGAAAGTAGACAAGCTGAAACAGATCATCACAGATTCGATGCCAAAGCTACCGAATACGATTTCTTACTCGGACTTGTGTACTAAGATTATGGAAACAGCAAATATCAAAATTGATGCTGCAAAGAAAAAGGTGTCTGCTGCTACTGAGAAGAAGTTAATTATCAAAAATGAGGTAGGCATGTACCACCTTCCAACCATTGATGATAAGCCCTCTGATTTACCTTTTTAGGTGGTGGAATGTACGCAGGTGTACAGGGCTATCTATATATATAGCCCTATACACTTACACCAAATACACCGTATATACACTGAATTTACACCAAATATACACCTGTTTTATAGTGTATTTTACACATGGCAAAAAAACAGGTGAAATACACCTACTTTTTGATATATGAATGAAGCAAAATATCATCTACAAAAATACGCCGGAATGAGTACCCGGCACACGTGCCCACAATGCGGACACAAGAAAGAGTTCACTCTTTATGTTGATGAAAGAAATAATCCTATTGATGAATCGTGCGGACGTTGCAACCGTGAACGTTGTGGCTACCACTTGACACCTTCGGAGTATTTCAAGGAACATCCAACGAATGACCGGACAGACTTCGCAACATGGAAACAACCGGAATCGGTTAAAGCGGCTCCCGTATGTTATTTGCCCTCAACGCTATTAGTAACAGATGCACACCGGGCTGAAAACAATCTGTTCCGGTTCATGGCTAAAGAGTTTGGAGAGGTTGAGGCTAACCGTGTATTTGATGCTTATCGTGTAGGGACATCCCGACACTGGAAGAATAACGACGGGCTGGCAACTACCTTTCCTCAGATTGATGATAAAGGCAGACTATGCCAACTTAAAGTAATGGCATACAACCCTGTTACCGGAAAGCGGATGAAGAAACAAGACCAGGCGGAGATGTGGAGCGACCGAGCCAAAAAGTATGTACCCGATACCCGGCCAATGGATAAGATTTGGTTTGCCGGAAAAACATTACTTGGAAACTATGAAGCCAACCTGCAGCAAACTTTCTTTGGTTGCCACTTGGTTAAAGAGGCTTCTCGTGTGGGAATTGTCGAAAGTGAGAAATCAGCCCTTATATGCTTTGTTTTGATGCCAGAAATAACTTGGATAGCAACAGGCGGCTGCAATGGTTGCAAATGGACGGAATCAGTCATTTTTCAGTCGTTGGCCGGAAAAAGGGTGGTTTTATACCCCGATGCCGGAATGTTCGCAAAATGGGAAGAAAAAGCGGCAATACTACGAAATGGCGGTGTAGATGCGACAGTCAGTCGGGCGTGTGAAGGTTTGCCGCACAACTGGGATGTCGCCGATGTACTTCTCAGAGAACGCCACGCAAAAAGGGGAATGACAGTAGGCGAAGTTCTGGCTTATGCTACCGAGATCGGAGTTATTAATCAAATTCACGTAAACGTATGAAACTAAGAGAATATCAAAACAACATAGCCATACAAGCGGCATATAAACTCGTTGCTTTTGGCTGCTGTTACCTGTCAATGGAATGCCGGACGGGCAAAACTATCACCGCACTATCTGCCGCTGATAACTTTGAAGCAGAAAATGTATTGTTCATCACCAAGTTGAAAGCTATCCCATCTATCAAAGCGGATTATGAGGCGTTGAAACCTGTAAACTTCCAACTGGACGTTATCAATTACGAGAGTGCGCACAAGGCAAAAGGAGAGTACGACCTTGTGATTATTGACGAAGCCCACTCACTGGGCGCATATCCCAAGCCAAGCAAGCGCACGCAGGAGATAAAGACCATTTGCGAAGGGTTGCCCGTCCTGTATTTGTCCGGCACACCATCACCGGAAAGTTACAGCCAATTATATCATCAGTTTTGGGTATGTTCTTCTTCTCCGTGGAAGGAATACAAGACTTTCTACAAGTGGGCAAAGGTCTATGTAAACGTAAAGCAGAAGAAGGTGAACGGTTATTTCATCAACGACTACAGCCATGCGGACAAAGCGAAGATAGACAGGGACACAAAAGACTTGTTCATCAGTTACTCACAGGAACAAGCCGGATTTGAGGTGAACATAAACGAGCATATACTATCAGTACCAATGAATGACCGGACCGGGCGATACATAAAATCCATGCGTGATAACCTGATGGTAGAAATAGATGGCAATGCCATTTTAGGCGATACTCCGGCTAAGTTACTCACCAAGCTGCATCAGTTATCATCCGGTACGGTAATTGCTGAAAACGGGCTTCATTTGACGTTTGATAAAAGCAAAGCTGAATTTATCCGTAAGCAGTTCGCAGGGAAGAAGGTCGCACTTTTCTATGTGTACCAATCGGAAGCGGAGTTATTGCAGTCTGTTTTTCAGAACTGGACGGATAGCCCAGAAGTGTTTCAATTATCAACGGATAAGGTTTTTATCTCACAGGTTCGCCGGGCACGTGAAGGAGTTCGACTTGATACGGCTGATGCTTTGATGTTCTTCAATCTGGAGTTCAGTTTCCTGTCATACGAACAGGGACGAAATAGGCTTGTATCGAAAGAACGTACTGCACCGGCAGATGTTTATTTCCTCTGCTCTGATTGTGGTATTGAAAGCAAGATATTGGATGCGGTACACGGAAAGCAGGACTTTACCCTTTCATGGTTCAATAAGAAAGCGAGATAGCCATGGCAGAACTGGAAAGTAAAATACAGGCTCGTATCATAAAGCGGCTGGAGGCGCAAGGCTATTACGTAGTGAAGCTGATTCTCACGAATAAAAACGGGATTCCCGATTTATTGGTACTGAAGGATGGTAAAGCCTTTTTTGTAGAAGTGAAGCGGCCAGGTGAAAAACCTCGACCATTACAAGAATACCGAATGAATGAGTTAAGAGAGTTAGGTTTTATATGTGAAGTGTGGAAAGAATAGATTTAAGCCACCTTTTCTTGTGAGGTGATAAAGATGTTCGTCTTTGCGGAGAAAGTGGCTAATTTTTAAAACGTGATAAGAATATGAAAGAATTAAAGTGCATTAAGCCTTCACCATTGAAGGACAAATTTAAAAAGTACGGTGACAACTTTGAACTGGTAGTCAAAAATGAAAGTAACCGGATGTATTGTTACCGAAGAACCACACCGGAAGGTATTGTGTATTTTGAAGTGTTCCGGTCTAATTTATACAAAGATGAAAATGGGCAGACTTATGAATACTATCCCAGAGATTCACAGTTTGGTATCTCTGCATGGTGCATTCGTGATGGCGAATATGCACAGAAGAAAGTCCAGAAGTATATGCAAAAGAAGTACGAATGATAACAGTCCGGGTAGGTCTGTTTCGGATGATCTACCCGGCAATATGAAAACATATGAGACCAACAAAAGTAATACAAAACGGAATCCGGATTACTCAGGAACAACCCGACAATGTTGTTATTGAGATGAACGGTTCTTCCATCACTTTGACGGAAGAGAATACAGAACTGCTCCGGGTGATGCTCTATGAGGCTTACCGTTCCAAGCGGTGGAAACGTAGCCGTGCGGAGAAATCAGCAAAGAATAAGGCTCTTTGGGCACTCGCTAAAGCACAAGGTAAGAAGAAACCGGATGCCCAGACAGAGAAAGCGTATGAGCGGATGAAAGAGCAAGCTGCAGAAGAAATTTCTAATATTGAGATTATTATACCTGATTTTCAGGAGATGGGAATACCCGACCTTCTGAAATAATGAGTATCTTTGATGTGTAATTTTAAAAACTTAGCTGAGTCAGAAAAAGAAATCAAACAACCCAGAGGGCACAGGTCAAAAGACCGACCTTTGAACAAGTGAGAAACAATTCATTCGGTCAAATGCTGAAAGGCATGGAAAAAGGTGGAATGATGCCTCGTGGAAGTGCTAACCGGTATGCACGTAACATCTCCGGTGACAAATCTAAAGGTCTTGCTTCGGGATGATGAAAAATACCCTACTTCGTAATATATCCACGGAGTAGGGTGTAATTCTTATTTTACATCTGGGTTGAAAAGGTATTCTTCACAACCTGCCTCTTTGATTAAATCAATCCATTTTTGGTCTTTAGTCCAATATTTATCTCCCCTTCTCACATAAGCTAATATAAACAAGTCATTTAGGTCATTTTCTTTCCAAACTGTTGAACCTGTTTCTAACTTCTTATAAAACAAATCCATGACACAAATTAGTAGCTCATAGTTCCGGAAAGGTAGTTTCTTTAAATTATATTTGCCATTTGTTGCCTGTTTCGCAAGAAAATTAAGATAGTCTATAATAATTGGTAAAGAATATGTTTTCCTATGTTTTCCTTTATTCTTAATTTTAGATTTGCATCTCAAAGCAAGTTCATCCATTGATTCTTTAATATCTTTTAATCCTTGTTTCTCATCTAAGATATATTTGTGAAAGTCGTTTTTTTTATCATTTGCAATTGTTGCTCCTTTTGCAATACGTGAGGAAGCCTTTAATAAACTACAAATTTCTTGTATAGTATTAGGCTTGAACTTCTTTTTATTACATGACTTTATTAAGTAGCGTAAAGGTTGTTCAAAAATCATATTCTTTTGTGCTTCAAGCATTTTTCTACAAGCATTACGCACTTTTAAAGGATTGCTTATTAATCGACCTGTATGGCAAAGTTCCCATAATGTTACATAAGTTGGGGCTAATTGCTTTTTCAGTTCCCCAAATAAATATTCGTTATCTCCTAAATAATACCAAATATTAGTATCTGCAACTATTCTTGGTACAAAAGATGCTTTGCGTTTCTTTTTTCTTCTTTGATGCAACTCCTTTTTATGGCGTGCCCATTCTTTATGGTTTTCTCTGATTCTTTTCATAAGAGCTCATTATTATTTACGAGATGTTAATGATTTTAGATTATCATTTACAGATAACAAAGTTTTAGACAATTCTTTAACTTGTTTGCCAATCTCCTTAAGTCCCTTTTCTGTTTGAGAGTAAACGATGATAGAACCAACAAAATCATCTATCGAAAAGCATTCATTAATTTTTTCATGTTCATTATAACTACCCTTTATAATGATAGGCTCTTTAAATATAATATTTAGATTGTCATTGACTTCACTATGCGAATAGGAGCCATTCTGTGTGGTGTGTGTGTTAGCTTTATCACTTTGAATAGGTGAAATAGCATAATATAAAATTCTACCAGGCCGTAACACCATTTTCTTTTCAGATAACCCTTTTAGCTGATTGGCAAAGTCCGCTATTAACATTTTATCTATAAATTCATCATCAATATTAATATGTACATCGTATGCTGTTCTATTTCCTGCATTCTCTATTTTTAGCATGAACAATCCACTCTCAGATATAATACTAAATGCTAAACGTGCTTTATTATTTTCCTCCCACTGCCTTTGTATTTCCTTCATTTGTTTGCGACTGTAGATAATTGTAATAAATGTAGCAATTGTCATAAGTAAGGTTGCTATTGCGCTAACTGCGGTCCAATCAATAGAGCCACCGAAATCAAAACAAATCATATTGCTCTTTCTTTTAATTATTATAATACTATTTCTCCTCTCTATCTTATCCAGCAATCGAACCAAGTCCGACACTCCATTGATATTACTTTAACTGCGCTTTGATTATTCCGGTTCGTAACCTTCGTAATAGTAAGATTGTGTAATCCCCTTGAATATTACCTCCCTGTCATTTATCTGGCTGGTAAGTGCCTGATTCAACAAAGTACGCAGTTCTAAATCATTGATAGGGCTTCGCTCCATCGCTTGCAAATACAGGTGTTTATCTACATTGCGCCAATCAACAACCTTTGCCAGATTCTTCTTTAATATCATATCCAACCAAATACGCATGGTTCTTCCGTTACCCTCCATAAAAGGATGTGCTATGTTCATTTCGACGTACTTCGCTACTATTTCATCGAATGTTGTTTCGGGCATCTTTTCTATTACTGGCAGCATAACATCAAGATACATACAATTAGCAAACCGGAAGTTGCCTTTTGATATATTCAATGTGCGTACCTTCCCAGCAAAGTTATACAGCCCGTCAAACAAGTAGCGGTGTATATCACATAGTCCCTTTATTGTTCCTACCTCGATGCGGTCTATATCTCCAGTCTCAAACAAAGTATGAGCTTTTACAAGGCTTAGTTTATCTATTTCGTTTGTATTCATACTCACTCAGCTTTTAATGTTATTGACTTACCACAATGAGGACAAGTGAGAGAAAGAGCGTCTTTTTTAGGTTGCTCGAACAACTCGGTTACAGGAACACCAAGCGCATCGGCTATTTTATTCAACGTTTCAAAAGTCGGATTGCCATTAACCATATTAGATAAGTTTACCCGATTGATTCCCATAACATCAGCAAGCTCTGTTATAGTCATGCCCTTTTCCTTTATAACTTCTTTTATTCTTAAATCCATATCGTAATGTTTTAGTTTACGATGCAAATATAGGCATATTTATTAAATGTAATGCTATTACGGTACATTTATTAGTTAAAGTAATATTAAATACTTCTTTTTATTTGGTTTGTTGTACCGTTATATGTTACATTTGTGCCAGAAAAGAAAATTAAAACATTACAGCCATGACAAAAGAAGAATTAAACCAGATGTGCAGAGAATACCAACAGGTATTGGTAATGAATGAAGCAGAAGTATTCGCCATGTACGAAGAAAGCAAAGCTGAGTGTATCGCTTCTTTTGAAGCTGAGATTGACTTTTGGGAAAATTATTTCGGGTATAAATACTAATAAAATATACGATTATGGCAACGAATTTCAAAAATCAAATGAGAGAGTTAATGAAGCAGGCTTGGATGCTGGTTAAGGTGTACGGCTTTTCAATGGCCGATGCTATGAAACAGGCTTGGCAGGTGTTGAAATTGAAAGCGGCTTTGAAGAAAGGCGTAGTAAAGTTCTACTACCAGAAACTGAACGGTGAAGTACGTACTGCATGGGGTACTTTGAAAGAGGGCTTAATACCCGAAACAAAGGGCACAGAGCGTAAAAAGAACGAGAGTCTTATAACTTACTTCGATAACGAGAAACAAGCGTACAGAAGCTTTAAAGTAGCGAATTTAATCAAAGTAGGATAATTAACCCGGTGGGGGTACTTTCAAGGTACACCCCACCACAAAGATATAAACTATGTATTTCACATTAGCGATTAACGAACAACTTGCAGACATGCTAAGAACTGCAACCGAATTGAGTGTACAAATCAACGCCTACATTAAAAATGATGAAGAGTTCAACGTCGAAGAGTTCCCATCAAATGTAATATCAGATGCAAGCGAAAGCATTACTAAAATAATTACTGACTTAGGGGATGTTATCGGGCGTGATATAGTTAATCAAGCCATCAATGAAGAAGAGAAAGAAATTAAGAACCGCCTAAATACCGAAAGCCATGTTTCTGAGTGAAGATGCCCAAAGCCTTATCAAAAGTATAAGAGATGAAAAGAACGGTGGTGTAGAGAGTTATAAAGCCTCTGTAAGTGATGCGATGGAAATAATAATGAATATACACGAGATGCACGCCTCACCGAAAGAACAAGAAATGCTGATAAACGCATTATTTGTATTGGCAAATTACAATCAATTATTAACCGAGTTATCCAAAGAGAAATGAAAACCAATGTATTAGCCTTTGAAGTCACAAGCGATAGCATGGATAACGGCACACGATTCAGCTTTGCGCCCGGAGACAAGTTAATAGTTCAATCTTTTAGTATTAGTGATTTCAGAAACAGCATAGGCAATGATTTGAATAGCTTTTGGGTGATTGAGCTTAAGAATGGTGTCTTAGTACGGCAAATCGTTGAATATGCCAATGATACGATAAAATGCCATCCTCTAAACAGCTCTGCACAATATCCAGATACTTTTATTGAGATTGGAAATATAGTTAAGATGTATAGAGTGATGCAATTACAACGCAAGCCAATACACTACGGAGAATGAAAGCACTTTATATCTTTCTGCTGGTAGTAGGTATTATCCTGCTACTGGCAACTAACAGCGAATTTTGTTTGAGTAATATAATCGGGCTGGTGATGATGTACACCGCTGGCCGCAAACTGAATATGTTTTATGAATAAAGTAGAAGTATCAGAGAACGCAAAAGGCTGGATAGACCGTTTTCAATGTAAAGAAGATGCAGAAGCCGAAATAAACGCTATACACAGTATTATGTCTTATCTCATTGATGACTGGTTAGGCGGATTTATTTCTGATCCAGAAGCCAAGAGCATGTTTGCCACATTGAATAATGCAGAAAGTATCATAAAATCATTAGGAGAATAACCAGTGCCCGGTACAAATGTTACCGGGTTAATTCATATATTTACGGACTAATACAATTATGAACAAAGAAGAAACTCTTTATCTGCCTATCAAGCAGGTTTATTTTGATGAGATTATTGCCGGTACGAAGAAAGCCGAATACAGAGAAATCAAAGAAGGTATCACCGCCAACCGGTACTTGCTGAAAGATGCAAGCAGCAAATATATGCTCAATCCCGAAGTTACAGAATCGGATAAAGAATATTTCATTGATGATTACAACAACGGCAACTTTCCGTTCATACCGAAGAAATGTAAGTACCTGGCATTGGCAGTCGGTTACGCAAAAGAACGTGATACTGCGATAGTCGAAGTTACCGGATATTCTTTTGAACCCCATTTAATACGATGCAATCTTTATGCGTTCTGGACGATAGTATATCATGTGGGAAAAGTTATAGAGGTACATCGAAAGTGATTTCTCTGTGCTTCTTCTGCGTTAAAGCAATTAAATCAAGTCCATACATGCGTGTGCATAGGCGCAATTAAGTGAATTATCTGATGTGTTCACATGCGCATGTACACGCATGTGCGCAAATGGTCTAGAATGTTACATTTTACACAGTCCATACACGCACGTGCGCAAAGAGAACTAAAGAATCTGAACCATTAAAAACGTGCGTGCGTGGAACTGAGCAAACGAGCGATAAACAAGCGAAACAATTGATTTTCACCAATGGTCATTTTTGACCTATGGCTTTCATCAACAGGAACACCATCCTACAGAAACCAGATAGTATAAATGTACTATTAAGAATCCCTAACATACATGGGCAATACAAGGGCTCAGTTGTAATTCTTGGGGAATTTATTTTTCTTAATCCCTTTCATGCATATACTTTAGCTAATCTAAAGAGGAAGAATTTCCTATCTGCTACTCCTCTGAATGAGGCTCTGAACGCCTTTATTTTAGCATTAAAAGCTTCCGCCGCTGCATTTGTACTTCTGTTTACAAAGAAGTTCAATATCCTTTCATAATGATTCTCAATAGAGTGTGCTACCGTAGTGAAAGTGTCATAGCCATACTCTTCTATTTTATTATACCATAACGCCCGTTTCGCCCTTGCTACATCTTTATCATAGTTTGCCCGAAAAATCTTTCCCAGCTGTAGTGAGTAATAACATACCTGTTTGATATCCCCAAATTCCAGTCACGACTATAGGTCTGTCCTGTTGCAGGGTCTTCCCAACGTCGACGTTTGATACGCAGATAAACTGCTTTTCCACGGATGGGAAAATCCTGAACTTCAACCTCAGGAAAGAAGCCTTTGGAATGAAGGGAAAGGTGAGAATACTCTGTAGGAATGACAGCTTTTTTCCTCTAAATAAAGGATGAAACAAGTCTCTTGGGAAACACGGTTAATAAGCGTAAAGTAATCAAGCATACCTGAAGGGAGAAACAAACCTAAGGCATCAAGGAGATCAATGGATTTTGAAGATGAAGTTTTCATGATGCAAAAGTAGCAATTTTAATAGAATTCCCCAAGAATTACAACTGAGCCAATACAAGTTGTGCAAATGTTGTGCAAATTAGAAATAAGAAAACCGCAATCGTTTGATAGCTAAACGTTTGCGGTTTTACCTTGTGATTCCGAAGCCAATACATTAAGGCCTGGCACATAGTCTATTATGATCAAATGTTGGTGATTTCTTTTCTTTATTTGTTTAATATTTCTAAATTATGTTCTCCAAATATCAACTTTAGTACTTGATCTTTTTTATCTTTTCTGAGTTTAATTTGGAGAACTGCCTCAATAGGTTCTTTATTATCATTCCTGTCTTCTGCTTTTACATATTTATTAGGATATGTAAATACGTCTATTATCTCCATTCCAAGATTAGTTGCAAAATTTGAAATCTGCCAAATGCTAATTTGTACTTCTCCATTCAAAATTTTACTCATTTGAGATGCAGAAGTACCCACAAGTTCAGATGCAGCAACTTGGGTAATTCCTTTATCCATAATTATTTTACGGATATTTTCCACGACGGGATGCATTGGAGTTTCTTTTTTCTTTTTCATGTTTCAATATATGAATTGATTATCAGAGTTTTATATAATTATATGAAATTGTATTTCAATTTATTCAATTAAATGTTTCATAATTTGAAATATTATATATATGTTTGCGGACGTAAATCATAAAGATACAAAGGTAAGCGATGAATAAACAAATGACAATAGCGAAAAAACGCTATTCTTTTAAAAAAGCATATGAAAGGGTGCCATTAGGGCAGATTGAAAGTTTAAAAAAAGAACTGTATAGTGTCTTTAGTATCAATAATCGAACCTCTTGGTACAATAAACTTAAAGGTATAACTTCTCCCAGCATAGAAGTAGTTGAAGCTGTTGAGACTGTATTTCTAAAATATGGTATTGAAAATTGTTGGGAAATTACAGAGATCAAATTATGAATCGTAATGCCATTCTAAGTAAACGTCAAAAACAGTTCATCGAACGTATTGCCTGGGGAGCTTCTTATAAAGAAGTAGCTGATTTCTTCCATGTGAGTTGGAGCACTGTTGACAATACTCTCCGAAATGCAAAAACAAAATTAGGTTTAAGTAAAGTGACTGAGTTGGGGGCATGGTGGTTCTGCACTAATTACGGAATTAGTTTTGATCTATCTCCTATTGCCAGGCAATGTACAGCAGGAGTTATCTTACTCTTGTTTTCCCTTGGAGAAGTGACAACAGTAACAAATATATCATATACCATGCAAAGAGTAAGAAGACCACGTACAGAGTATCGCATCCGTCGACACGAAACTTCTATATATCAACCATATATTATTAACTAAAAGCACATATAAGGAATGTGCCCGGTGCGAATCCGGTTATATGTTATACTTTATTTTCTCAAACATAGAAGTTTAATTGATTTATTCATTTTTAATGCCGTGTGAAAGGACACACGTAGGGTTAAAGCCCCTGGTTAGGGATTTGTTACACAAAAGAGCCGGGATGTGAATCCCGGCAAAATGGGCCTGATGTAAGGAGGCATATCAATGTAAAATCATTGAAGCCGGGTTCGATTCCCGGAAGCCCACACTAATTTTGATCATTATGAAAACAGTACATTCATCACCAAGCCTGTCTCCAAGTGGAACAAAGAGACAGAAAGCTAATCTATTTACAAACGAAAATCCGGAAGCTATCGCACAAATGCGCATGCAGTCTGCACAAAAAGAGCAGCATAAGGTCATGGTTCGTCTTGATAACCGCACACATGTACTTGTTGCTCCGCAAAATGTAACTCCTGAGTACATAGAAATGCTGCGAAAAAAATATCAAATTACCTACAATGCTCCAGCTCGAGGAGGAAGAAGGTAATATAGAAGACAGAATATCAACGTACAACTAAATAAACATGGATAAAAATGACGAATGGTTAGCCATACCGGGCCTTTCCAGATATAAGATAAATAGAAACAACGGGGCTGTTATAAGCACTTGTAGAGGAAAGATACAATGTCTCTCTACAAAAAGAAATACCGTTCAAATGAGAACGGAGACAGGTTTGCATATTAGAACGACACTTCCCCGGGTCCTATATTGCGCTATACATGGGATAAATATACGTGATATACCCTCAAAAGCCGTTATCCGAATGAATGAAGCCGGAGAACCGGAACTGATTTCCAGAGAAAGGCTTAATAAAGAAGTTATCAATGCTCTTCGAAGTTCTTCCCCCCGCGTGGATGTGTTACAGGAATACAAAAAGTCTATTGAGTTCATAGAATTAGTGTTGTCATGTTATAAGTCTGGTGACTTTGCACCGATAGCCGCCAAAATCCAAAGCATGAAAGGATTAGTAATCAATTATATCAAAAAAAGATTCCTTCTCTCTGATGAGTATTCTTTGGATATGGCTTGGTACGCTGTTTCCGAATTGGCGTTGGATGATATTATCAATAAAAAAAGAATGATTCCTATGCTGGAGTACTATTTAAAAACTATTTCCCGTTCATACGTGGCACGAAAGAGGCTATACCTGCATAGAGAAAAATCTATAGACGATCCGGATGACTATACAATGAATGTATACAGATAATTAATTCAAAACAGTTTAAATAGGAACATTATGGATGATAGATTATATCCGATCTGTGAACTAACAGCCGAGCAAAAAAAGGCTTTTAACAAGCTAAAGAAAGCATATAAGGAATGTGAAAAGGCAGGAATTTACTTCGCCAACAACTATGGTAATCTGATGGCTTTTGATAGCAAGTTGGTTGTTGGATATGGAGATGATAGTATTTCTCCAGGTGGTGAATATGAAGTAAGGCTTACCTATGGTTGCCCTGCGGATTCTATAAAAGTAGCTAATGAATGGGCTGATGATACGCATACATTGGGACTAACTAAAAAGGGTATGAAACTATATCTACAGGAGGAGGAAGAATGAGACTAATTACAAAACAAGCTGTCAAACTGAAAGAGCTTGAAGCCAGACGGGAAAGGCTCGTTAATCGTGTTGCTAAACTCGATCTGAAAATCGAAGAGCAAAAAGAGAAGATTTCCCAGTACTATAAGAAGCAAGGTATTAACGTATAACAGTTTAGAAAGGAACAAGAATATGGCAAGAACAATTTATGAAAATATTGGTGTTGAGTTCGTTTTGGAAGAAGTAGACGAATATGAAGCAAAAATCAAGGTTAATGATAAAACTCTGATTTATATATCCAGAGAACAAGAAGCTGAATTTGAGGAAGAGCTTAAAAAGTTATTCGACAAATATCGAATTTAATTTATAACAGAATAGAAATGAAGCAAAAGATAGAAGAAGCAAAAGGAAAAATTAATCGCTATTATAGCGACTTTATTGAAAAATGCCTTGAAGTACATGGCATTGATTTAACAACAATCATCAGTGATTGTGTAACGGCTGGTTATGAATCCCGTTCGGATGAAATCATAGAGCTTAGGAGAAAATTAGACAGCATAGAAGAAATGAATAGTGATGGTAATAAAATTCTGGATGCTATTAAGAGAATGGCAGCAGATGACAATAAAGGTTTGAGAATGACCACTACGATAGTCGATGTTAAAGATGATCCGCGTGGCTCAGTCGTTGGCTTTGGGACTGAAAAAGTTTGCGGAGATGATGCCCTTGCCCAGACAATGGGTTTACCAGGTAAGTATATGGCATGTGCCTTTTTTATAGATCGAGAAGAACTAAAGAAATATCTCTAAACTAATTAATAAAAAATAAATAAAACAGCCTTGGGCGGGCTTTGTAAAACCTATAAATAAAATGGAAGAATTATATTGGATTGAAAGATTAGACAGTATTCAAGGTGTTTTCATACTCTTATCTTGTTTGTCAGCAATATGGTTGCTGTTTACATTAATTATTCCATGGGTGGAATATTATAACAATGAAGACTGCAAAGAGAAAGGTATCCATAAATCAAGAAAAATTTCAGGCGTTTTATTAGCTGTATCTGTATTGATATTGACGTTTCTTCCAAGCACCAAAGAAATGTATCGCATCATGGGTATTGGAGGTACTATAGACTATATCCGTCAGAATGAAACAGCAAAGCAACTTCCCGATAAATGTATAAAAGCATTGGATTTATTTATGGATAAAGTCATAGAAGATGGTAATGATAACAAGACATTAGAATAAAACTGTATAAGAAGAAAGGAAAACCTATGTTTAAAGATATAATTGAATTAGACAAACAAGTCGTAGACCGGATCGTAGATAAGGTCCACGAAAACAATTTAGAAATTGAGATGGAAATGGGAGTTGTAAAGGACGGTATGGTTAAAGTCCTCTTCCTCTATAAAGATCCGGAGCTTCTGCAGAGCGTGATAAACGAATCCGTTACTGAAGAGTACGATCTCCCATAAACAGTCCTCTGCCAATCCATTGTAAATGGTTTCATTTGATCCCGAATCAATGAAACAGAACTGATCATGTAACTAATCCCTTGAACTATGTATTTTAATGATGATGAGATAAGGCGTATCAAAGATGCTGCCACAGGACATTTGCTTGATGTTGCACAAGACTTCCATGAACTCAAACGCTCCGGAGTGAATTACAATTGCGATTGTCCCCGGTGCAAAGCCGCAAAGAAACTCTCAATTAGTCCGGCCAAACAAATCTTTAAATGCTTTGGATGCAATGAATTGAAAGGTGGAGATTCGGTTTCTTTCTTAATGTCCGCTGAAGGAATGACTTTCAATGATGCTCTTGAATACCTTGCCAAAAAATTCAATGTCATTCTCGATCAACGTCCGGCCATCAAGAAACAGCCGGCAAAAAAGATGAAAAAAGGCAGCAAGGCGGCCAAAGGTATCGATGTCGACAGTTATTGTGCCAGGATGCTGGCAGAGTCAGGTCTTACCTTTGAGGATGTCACAGCAAAAGTCTATAAGACAGGAGATACACAAAGTATATTCGAACAACGTACTTTCCGTCCTGGTACCATTGATGAACGAGGAATGTTAACCACTAAGGGAGATGATGTCATCATTGAATATTATGATCTGGAAGGAATGCCGGTTGTCTTCACCCGGAAAGATAATAAAAGAAGGGACGTTGGTACTCCTCAAGAATATTATCGTATCAGATGGCAGTTTCCGGATGCCCATCTTGATAAAGAGGGTAAACCTTACAAATACAAATCCCCGCGTGGCAGCGGTACTCCGATCTATATTCCGGAGCGCATACGCAGTCTCTATAAATCAAAGACAAAGATACCCCGCCTCTATATTCAGGAAGGTGAAAAGAAAGCAGAGAAAGCATGTAAGCACGGCATCCCCTCAATCGCAGTCAGCGGTATACAGAATCTCGGTCTTTACGGTGCCCTTCCGGAAGACCTGGTGAAGATCATCTCTACCTGTGAGGTACAGGAGGTTGCTTTTATCTTTGATTCGGACTGGGACGATATCAGCTCCAATATCCGGATCAATGATCAGGTCGAAAAGCGTCCCCGCTGTTTTTTCTATGCAGCAAAAAATTTCAAAGAATATATGCGTTCTCTCAAGAACCGGAACATCTTCGTTGAAATATTCGTCGGACACATTAATAAGAACGAAGCAGGAGACAAAGGCCTTGATGATCTGCTTGCAAATTCTCTGCGTGGAAAAGAAGAAGAGCTGGCCGCCGATATCGAGTTTGCATGCAATGAAAAGAAAGGTTTGGGCAAATACATTGAGATGTTCAAGGTAACTACCTGGACAGATCATAAATTGCAAGAATTATGGGGACTCCACTCTCATGAAGTCTTTGCCGAGCGTCATGCCGACCTCCTGCGTAACCTGCCGGAGTTCCTATTCGGCCGATATCGATGGAAATTCGACGAACATGGAAAAGTAATCTTGGCACAACCTTTTGACGATGATGAAAAGTTCTGGAGAGAAGTCACTAAATATGATCGTAGCCAAAATGAACGTATTGAATACGAGTTCTGCTATGTCAACTCACAAAACTTCTTGCAAAACAGAGGATTCGGACGTCTTCGGAGAATTGATAAGAGTTATCAGTTCATTCACCTTGAACCGCCTGTTGTTCGTGCTATCGATGCCTCTGATGCCCGTGACTACCTGTTTCAGTTTGCCAAGCATAATTGCAAGACTGAGGTAAATGAAATGTTGATTAAAGGCGTGTCTCAATATGTGGGTCCGGACAAGTTATCCCTGCTTGAGTTCATTCAGCCCAATTTCGTTAAGCCCAACCGGGAATCCCAGTATTTCTATTTTGATAAAAATTGCTGGCTGGTCACAAGAGACTCTGTAAGCGAACTCGGTTACGAGAATATCACACACCACATCTGGGAAGAGCAACGTAAAATGACACCGGCCAAATATCTGGGTAAACCGTTGGTTACTTTTAGCCGGCAAGACAATACATTTACTTATGAACTTTCAGAGGCCGGTAAGAAATCCCATTACCTCCAGTTCCTGATCAACACCAGTAACTTTACCTGGCGAAAATCTGCTGAAGAAATAGAGCCGGAAGAAGAGAATGAAAATCGTATCCATCTCCTTAGTAAACTGTGTGCAATCGGATACATGGTTATGGAAGCGAAAGACAATAATGTGGCCAGAGCTGTCATCGGCATGGATGGCAAGCAATCTGAAGTAGGAGAAAGTAATGGCCGTTCCGGGAAATCACTTGTAGGGGAATTGATGCGTAATATCATTCCTACAGCCTATATTCCCGGAAAACGCTCTGATCTTTTTAATGATCAATTTGTATGGAATGACATTCAGGAAAACACTAAACTCGTTTTTATTGACGACGTGTTACAAAACTTCAACTTTGAATTTCTGTTCCCCAACATTACCGGGGATTGGTCAGTAAATTATAAAGGAGGTAGAAGGATCACTTTACCATTTGCGCGATCACCAAAAATGTATATTGCTACCAACCATGCCATCCGTGGCAGTGGTTCAAGTTACACGGACCGCCAGTGGCTACTTGCATTCTCCGATTTCTATAACGATACCCATAAGCCGGTTGACGACTTCGGGGTCCTCTTCTTCTCGGAGTGGGATTTTGAACAATGGAATCTTACCTGGAACCTGTTGGCCAATTGCGTCCAATTGTATTTGACTTATGGCGTTGTCCAGGCTCCCGGCGAAAGGTTAGAGCAAAGAAAGCTGCGTCAGGAAATGGGTGAAACCCTCATCTCCTGGGCTGATGAATACTTCTCCGGAGAAGAACATCTCAATGTCCGTTTACCCCGGAAAGATTTATATGACGCATTTTGCCAATACGACAATCAGCAACGAAAGTTTGTATCACCAACCGCATTTAAGAAGAAATTTATAATGTATTGCGCATGGAAAGGTTATGTATTCAATCCTCACAAATATGACAGTATAACCGGAAAACCTTTTCAAGTCGATAAGGACGGGAAGGCGGTTGTAGATGATAAATCCGGAGGTGTAGAGTACTTTACGGTAGGAACCGGAGCCCAACCTATCCCGGAAGAAGATAATAGCCGGTTAGCACAACCGACAGGTAAACTCGTTTTCTAACTTAAACATAAAAACAATGAGTGTAAACAAATGTATTTTTATCGGCAACATGGGACGTGATGCCGAGGTCCGTACCACTGAAGCCGGTATCAAAGTAGCCCAATTTTCTATTGCATGTACAGAGCGTACTTATACAAACAAAGCCGGTCAAACGATTCCGGAGAGAACCGAATGGATACCCGTCGTAGCCTGGAGGGGATTGGCGGAAACCATTGAGAAGTACACCCACAAAGGGAGCAAACTGTATATTGAAGGCAGATTCACAACCCGGAAGTATGAAACAAATGACGGTCAGAAACGAACCGTTTCTGAAATCGTAGCCGAAAGTATTGAAATGCTTGATCCCAAGCGGGAGGCTCCCCCACTCCCTCCGGAACCCGAGCAGAAATTGAGTTATAATCCATAAAATGACATACCATGAACCTATCTTCTCTTAAACTGACCAATATTAACGAATTGATATCCGTATACAAAGAGAATCCGGAGCGCTTTAATCGCTTTTATAACGCAGTGTATCTGCTGCTGGATAGCATTCCGGAATGCGGAAGTATTCGTGTAATGGATCACTGTGAGGCGTCCTCCTATGACTTGTTTATAAAGTGTGCATGTTGGATTATTCAGGAAGAGACGGAACAGAAAGAGTTGACGGATGCATTACTTGAGTTTTCGGATGATTATACAATTATTCGCCGGTGCGCGAAGTTCGTAAAATCCAAATCCTGGGTTCATTTCTACTCACGACGATAGGAGTATATTATCCCAATTTATTACCCTATAAAGATACGTCTTTTATTTGATATACACAACATTATAATGATAAAAAAAGAGAATAAAATATTCGTAGTCATATCTCCTGATCCCGTCGAGCGTGAGCAGTTGATCGCACGCCTGGCCGTTCGTTTAGGTTTTGCCAAGATTCCGTCCGATGCACTCAAGATCATAAGCAAGGACATTTATTCCTTTGACCTGGCAACTGCATATTTTGTGCTTTGCAGTAACTATCATTTCCGGGGTTCTATCGTCACAACACAACGGCTCTATGAGCTTGCAGCAAGAGGTATATGTGTTTGTGTAGGTGTGAAGTCAATGCCCCGTGAGTACGAGTTGGTATCTCAGGTGTTTTATCCGAATGACTTGCGATAGCACAAGTCGAAACATTTATCCGGCCGCGGTACGCATCAGCGTATCGCGGCTTTGTTTTTGGGGGGCGTTCCCCCTTTACCCCCTTTTGCTTAGAAGAACGTTTTGAACAACTGTGCCTGAGACGAAGTAAAGCCGGCAACAAGGTGTCTATATATTATTTTTATTTTTTCTTTCTTCTGTAAAAAAGACTACCTTAAAAATATAGAATATTTTTGTGCTTTCGTGCAGACAGGTGCAATTCGGTATTTATTACACTATAAATCAAATATTTAAACAGAGCACAAATTTCGTACAAAAACGTACGCCTCGTACTAAATTGCACAAAATTGTATTTTGTACGCACAATGTATCAATCGTACAAAAACGTACCATGTTTCGTACGGACATAAACCAATTATAATCAACACATTATGTGATAAGACTGCACAATTTACACAGTTGCACAAAAAAGGAGTACCGTTTTTGCAAGGGGGATTAGTTTGTTCCGGTAAGTCTTGTTTATGTCCGTAAAACTTTGTATATTAGCGTAAACCATTCTATGACCTAAATGATAACTACCAAAATCGAAGTTCCCCCGCATCTATGTGAGTATATCCGCGGCAAATACTGTAACCTGACCTCTGATCCGGTCCGTTTCCCCGATAACCTGAATATCTATCACGTGATATTCGACCTTCTTCAGAAGAGACCGTCGGAAGCTCCGGTTGATCGTGGTAATTTAGAAATCTGTCTGCCTGAACGAAGTATAGGCAAATCCCCAGTGACCTACAACTATTTAGGGCTTCGCTCCCAGGTAATCATTTCCCGGAAAATAGAATTGATGATGTGGGCGGAGTTGCATGAATACCTGGACGAACAGAAGCACCGGTACGGAATAAAATACATTGATGGAGTGCAATTCTTCATGCGCAGATATGGAATTGATTCTCTTACGGAAGAAGCTTTTCTCAAACACTACCAGCGTTGGAGGGCAAAAGTGAGGAGAAAAGAAAAAAGGAGCTATAAAAAGCGAGAATAATTCATCGAGTAAGCGTAGTTAAATGTCCTTTTTTTGAGTGAAAAATGTTCGAAAAAAGAGAATCACAGATAGTATATTGTAAATCAACAGAATATGAATACAAACAATATCGGAGGAGTCATTCAGGCAGATTTCCTGTTCACGGATGAAATAAGTTTATTTTCAGTCATCAATCACTCAGCCGTTATCAGCCTTCACCGGGCCAATACCTGGAGAAACCTGCCTATCACCTATATGGGAGTTTCTCCAGATGTGGAAGCGGACGACACTCAAGCCGGTACGCTATATAAACAGACCCTTACCATCCGCCTGAAACGCACAGGAGTGACAGATTCAGAACTTCACATCCTGCGGACTATCAATGTACGTGGTTGCGTAGTAAGATGTAAGGATGCGAATGGAAATATCCAACTGTATGGAAGCAAAGAGTACCCGCTTCTGGGAACCGTGATAGAGAAAACAGGAACCAAGGCCTCCGACCTCTCCGGAATTGAAGCCACTTTTTCCGGAAAAGGCGCCTATCCTCCACTACCTGTTACAGAGTTATAACCGTCCTTCGGCATCATTATATATAGCCGTATCATTGCAACAAAATAAGTGCAATGAGCCAAAAACGCATCATCTTATCAGATTCATCACTCAACCGGTACGGCTACCGGGTTCTTACTGCAGGACTTCTTCTTGAAGCTTTCATTGACAACCCGGTCATGCTGTATGGGCATTTCCGTGATGAAGGATCACCCCTATGGTGTGATTACAAAGCAATCGGATATTGGGACGATATCAAGATAGAGGACGACGTGCTTTCTGCTATTCCTGTTTTCGACAAGGTAGACGATTTATCGAAGACCATTGCCGCGAAATACGAAGCAGGGACCTTACGGGCCGCAAGCATTGGTATACGTATCCTGGCCACATCCTCCGAAAAAGAATATCTGCTTCCGGGACAAACACGCGAAACTGTTACCAAAGCAGAAATCATGGAGGCTTCCATCGTGGATATCCCGGCCAACTCCCATGCCGTGCGCTTATACGACCGTTCCTCCTCCGTTTTACTGGCAGCGGGTATGGACACGAATATTGTGCCAGCATTAACAATCCCAAAAGAAAAGGCAATGAATTACAAACCATCATGGACCGGCTTCCTCTCTTTCCTGGGAATTTCAAAAGATAAAGCGGAAACCACCGAACTGTCTGCTGAAAACCTGGACTCTATCCATGCTGAAATGGAACGATTAAAGACAGAGAACGCTACTCTTGTACAGGCTAAGACCGATATTGAAGAGAAACTTAACTCTGCCAACGCGAAGATTACAGAGCTGAGCCATTCTACATCCGGCAAGGATAATGAGATCAGTACTCTCAAGAACTCTATCACTGAAAAGGATTCTAAAATCACCCAACTTGAAGAGCAAGTGAAGAATCTGAAGAACGGTCCTACACCGGGGCATGCCGGTCTGACTCCTGAACAAGAGCCTGAAGGTAGCGGAACCCAGGAAGAGTTATCTGCTTTCTGTGACCAGAACGCAGGAAACTATCAAGCTATCACCGAGAAATTAAAAGCTGAGGGCCTGTATTAATAACCTAAACTTTAACTATTAAAAAGTCTATTCAAATGGCTGCAAATAAACTAATTGACGTCTCTAAACTGAACGAAGCACTGGTCATTTATGACCAGGCACTTCGTGCGCTGCCGTTTGCCACCCTCACCGAAGTGGCAAACCTACTGAAGCTGAATGTTATGGACCTGCAAGGCAAACACGCACGTATCAACGAGCGTCGTCGTGCCGGTGGTACGCAATCGTATAAAATCGGAAAGAACTTCGGACTGGTTGATAAACTCTTAGGTTACGAACCCTCAGTCATCGAGCCGAAAGATGTTGTCTGCATCACCAAAGAAAACTCACAGAAGTACGATGATAACGAACTGTTGATCATCGGTGGCACTCCGGTAAGCAACACTACGAAAAAACATCCGATGGAAACCAAGGTTGCATTTACCCTGGTACGTTCGCATCTGGAAGATATCGTATATAGCCTGTTCTCTGCCGAACGGGATGAAGATTCCAACTCACCCGGCGGGGCTTTCGATGGTATTTATACCAAGATGGATATGCTGATCACTCGTGGCGATGTAAATGCGGCCCGTGGTAATTTCGCTATTTCCGGAGAGTTTGCCGCGCCAACGTCAGATACAGATTATACAGCTTACGAGAATCTGGTGGAATGGATCGGAGGCGCAAACACCTACCTTCGTTCTTCAATAGGCGGTGTACCACAGCTTTTGTGTGCTGAAACCGTTTTGAAAGCTGCCCGTTCAGCATTACGTAATAAGTTACGCATGCAGGAATATCCTTCCATGCAACGCATGCTTGAACTCTTGCGGGAAGACGCCATGTGTCCGAACCTGATTGTCTCCTCCCACGAAGCTTTGGGCCAAGGTTCCCGGCTGACCCTTCAGAAAGTTGGTAACATAGACGTGGCGTTCAATACTCAAGCGGCTTCTAAATTCTGCCAGATACGTGATATTTACGAGGACCCGAACGAATGGCAGTTCTGGTTGCAGGCAGGATACGATACACGTATCAATGACTGGCATGAGAAAGTCTTCCGCTGTAACGAGCAGAAGAACGAATCTCTCGACCTGGCCGGTGACTATTGTAAAACCGGTGGAGTGCAGGTAGCCATCACCGGCACCGACAAAGGCCAATGGAGTATCCAGGGAAAAGTTGCCAAACGCGGTAACGGTCAATGCATCATTGGACTTCCTCCGGGAAAATACACCATCGAGTTCACTGATGCCGATGGTAAGACCAAACCGGCAAATACACAGGTTACAGTTGTTGCCGGTGAAGTAGCCACCGCTACCGGAGCCTATACTTAACTAATCCGGGGAAAGGAGTCTTACCTTCCCCTACATAAACTAAACAATTACCTGATTATGAAACGATTTATTCTTTGCATTTCATGCCTGCTTATCTGCTGCCTGTTCTTGTTTCCGGAAGTACAAGCGGCCATTCCGGATACCGGAAACTGGATCAGCCATCATCTTCTGACATCAGACGGTTTAACCGTTCTGGCTGCCGGTCCGGCATTTGCCCCGTTAAAATGGAATATCGGGCAAAACAACATGGGAGGTTATAAAGGACGGCTGCTCTTTATTCCGTATGACGCTCCTTCAACCGTACCAATGATTCCGGTAAAGCCTACTACGAATGAGGACCTGATTACCGCTTCAGGATCATTCACTTTTCCAAGTGGCGGAACCTACACTCAGCCGATTTACTTGTATTCCACAAAAGGGAAAGTAGGTTATAAAGCGGAAATTCAAGGCGAAACGGACGGAAAATCTTTTAAGCAGACTTTAGAGTTTTTCTTTCCCGGCAATACTCCGGGAATGCATGCTTTCAGTACACTTGTCAAGAACACTCCGGGGTACTTCGTCTTCGAAGATTCCGACGGCCAACAATTCCTGATGGGTAAACCGGGCATGTATGCCGATGTATCACCCTCCTTTGATGGTGGTAAGCTCGCCGCCGATCAGCGGGGAACTGCCTATACAGCCACTTGTGACGCAAATGAATCGGCTGTTGTTTTAGGAACACCAATCGACATGGAAGTCATTGCAGGCCTAAAACCGGCTCCAAGTCCCGGAGGTTAACATAATACATATATTTTATGACAAGAAACGAACAGTTAGAAAAATGGTTGTCAAACCGTCAGCGTAGGTACGCTGACGGTATGGAACTCTTTAACGCTTTAGCAAAGGCAAACACCAAGAGCAGCTATGGGAACTATCTTTCCCAGGCACCGGAGAATCCTCACATTTTCGATCCCCACTTTACACAATTAGTCAATATACTGACTAAAATAGCCAGGGAAATAAAAGATGCTCCTTCTGTTTACCCGGCTGCATTTGAAGAGATCCTGATCGTTCAAACACTGAATGACGAACAACGGACTCAAGAAACCGATATCCGGAAAGAGGCAATCGACCGACTCCAAGAGGAGATCGACGGACTGCATAACCGTATCAGCGAACTTGAGAGTGACACGGAAAATCATGCTGACGAACTCTCAGCTTTAAATGAAGAGTTCGAGGAGAAAATGAAAGAGCTCTCCGCTATCCGGGGCGAACTGGATGCCTTGAACACTCCGGGTGTCAAGATCGTAACAGAAGAATCCCTCACTCCTGCCTTACGTAAAGCATACGCCCGTATCAAAGAGATCGCTCCCCTGTACGCCAGTCTCCATAATGATATTGCGAATCCGGATATCCCGGCAGAGGAACGTCACCCCCTCGCAGAAGAACTCTGCAAGTTGGACGACGAACGTCGCAAACTTTGGAAACAGATTGACGATTACGCAGAAGGCAAACAGGCAACCTTAGAGCTTGATGCTAAACGTCCTGAGTATAGTGAAAATGCAGTGGTCAGAGGCTTCGAAATAGCCCGTCAGATCAAACGTCTGAAGCAGAACATTACGAACAGCAAAACAGCCGCAGAAAGGGCCGGGAAAGAGGGAAAGCAGGCTGTTCTGCAGAACGCACTCGACCGGATTGCTAAATACGAAACTGAATTAGCCGCTTTAACGGCAGAATTATCGGCAGAACAAGGTGAAAAGGTTTCAGGATAACTTTCCTTTGGCTTTGTGTCCCGGTTCTATCGAACCGTTCATGCACAAAGGAGACTGGGCAATACATGAAGTGTTGCCCTCTCTTTTATCTGAAATCGGACCGGCGGATATAAGGATCGCTACATTCAGTATCTCAGAGGACAGTTTACGCCCTCTCTTCTTCCTGGCCGATGATAAAAAAATTACAGGTCTGACCCTCCTGCTCGATACGACGGTAAAACGGCACAAGCTTGACTTGTTACTGTTTGCCTCCAACATCACACCACGCATACGGATTGACTCCTGTCATGCAAAAGTGTTATTGGTGGAAAATGACAAATATCAGTTCGGTATTGCCGGTTCCGCGAACCTGAACCAGAATCACCGCTGGGAAAATGGCTTCTATTTCACTTCCGGAAAGCATTTCAATTACTTCTCGGAAATGTTCGAGCAGGCATATAATCAAGCAATCAGTTACGAAATATTAGAATAGAAATGGAGTTATCAGATGAAACCTTGCAACAAATCAGAGAGATGGCCGCAGCTTTGTTGCCTCCGGCAGAAATCGCCATTCTAATTTCGCTGCCTGCCGGTGAACGCAGCTACTTCTGTGATATTTGCAAAAATCATCATCATTCTCCTATCTACGAAGCATACCATCAGGGACGCCTGCAAACAAAATTCGAACTCCGAAAAACTGTGATCAAGTTAGCCAAGGCCGGAAGTCCGGCGGCCGAGCCACTTGCTGATAAATACATGAAAGAACAAATCATCAACGACTAAATTATGCCGAAAAAAGACACAACCTACGACCGCATCGAACGCTCCCTGTTCAAAGATCGGGGTGAATCCGCTCTCCAGTTATCACCAAAGGAGATGGAAATTAAGAATCGGATGATGCTTTGTGTTAGTAAGAAAATGGAAAGCCCATTAATTGAGGACCAGGAACTCGTTACTTTTCTCATGCACGGATGTGGAGGGCAAGCGGAACCTGTTTCCCAATCACAGGCCTATCGCGATATCGGTATGATCAACCGGCTGGTCGGTAACATCCAGTTAGCGGCCAAATCCTGGTATCGCTACATGATCGTAGAAGGAGGAAAGAAGGCATTTCAACTCGCTATCGACAACGGAGATGCTAAAGGAGCTGCCGCCGCTCTCGACAAGATAGGTAAATACACCCGTTCCGACAAAGACGATGACGCATTCGACTTCAGTCAGCTTATTCCCCCATCTTTTGAACCTTCTGACGATGTGACGACACTTGAGGGTATTGAAGTGATAGACAATCTGGAGCAACGCCGCCAGGAACTCCGCAGCTTATGCAAAGATATGTTGACCAAACAGGCGACAGATATTCAAACCATTGAAGAGGAGGATATTGAAGAATGACAGCCCAAGCCTCTCCCATACCATCGGCGTACGAACTCCGGATGAAACAGGCCAATGTGATACGGAAGTTCTTCAACAAAATGCAACGCCAGGCAATGGCTATTGCCGCACATGACGAATACATCGTTGCATCGCGTGGTACCGGTAAGTCAGAAGGTATTGACGCCCGCTTCATTCTCAGAAACGTCTGGGAAATGCCCGGTTCATTGGGTGGAATGATCTCTCCCAGTTACGCCAAGGCATGGGGGAATACCCTTCCGGCTATCTGTAAAGCACTCGCCGAATGGGGATACATTCAAAATATCCATTATGTCGTTGGCCATAAAGCACCACCTTCCATGGGCTTTGCCAAGCCTGTCCGTCCGGTACTCGGAGACGGATGGAGTAATGCTTTCCATTTCTGGAATGGCACGGTTATGGTTATTCTTTCCTTTAATCAAGGGATGTCCGCAAACTCCATGTCGCTTGACTGGGTGATAGGCCCGGAGGCAAAGTTCCTTTCCTATGACAAGATAAAGAACGAGGTCAATCCGGCCAACAGGGGAAACCGGCAATATTTCGGGCACTGTCCTCACCATCACAGCGTATGTTACTCAACGGACATGCCCGGATCATCCATGGGACGTTGGATTCTCGACAAACAGGAAGAGATGCAGCCCCCACATATCCAACTCATTCGCAACCTGTATAAAGAACTTCAGGATTACAAACGTAAACCGCTGACCGAACACACCATGCGGATGATCCGGGAACTTCAACGTGATCTTGACATAGCCCGGAAGTTTCAGCCTGCACTCAAACCGAATGATAAGAAAAAACGGGAATACACTGTATTTTATGGTGAATATGATGTCTTTGATAACCTTGAGGTCCTGGGAGAAGACTTCATTTGGCAGATGCAACGTGATTCTCCCCCGTTGGTATGGCGTACCGCCTTCCTGAACGAACGGCTGATGAAAGTTCCCAATGGCTTTTACAGTGCCCTGGACGACCGCATACATTTCTATCAGCCGGCTGATAACGGAAGGCTGAAGAATCTTGGAAGTAATTGGAAGCAACTGAGTTCCTGCGGCTGCCTGGGAGACGGTGACCTTGATTTTGACAAAGAACTGCATATTGCATTCGACTCCAATGCGTCAATCTCGACAGCGGTAGTGGCACAACTGGACGGGAATACGATGAAAATCATCAAATCGTTCTATGTCAAAACCCCATCCAAACTCGGAGACCTGGTACAACAGATAGCTGACTATTACCGTCCCAAGCTCAATCACGATGTAGTCGTCTACTATGATCATACTTTTACCTGGGAGTCGGGCTCCACAACAGAAACCTATGCGGATATCATTGAACGTGTATTCAAAGAGAACCGGTACACTCCTGCAATGGTATATGTCGGACAGGCACCCAAACATGAATGGAAACACCTCAATATCGATCTCGCATTGAAAGGTGATCCGCAATTCCTGTGGATTCGTTTCAATCTCTATCAAAACGAGTTCCTCAAGATCGCCATGGAGCAAACCGGTATTAAGCAGGGTAAAAACGGTTTTGAGAAGGACAAAGCTCCGGAAGGTACTGACGATACTCCGGACAATCCGGATCAATACAAAACCCATGTTACGGATGCCTTCGACACATTATGGCTCGGTATGAATTTCTACTTCACACGTCCGGGAACCGGCACCGGAGGAATATTTTTCCTCAATCGGAAATAAAATACCGCTTTTCGTAATTGCTAAAATTACGTCAAACAACCGCCATTTCAGGCGTTTAAAATCCCGCCCCCTCTGCCAAAAGAGTAATCGGCGGACTCCGCTTCACCCCGGCGCAGCCGGGCGACGCAAAAGCATTCTCCCCCTCTCTCAAGGTCTGTCAGAGTGCTTTTGCTGCCCGCTGTGCCACTTTTTCAATCATTCCAGCACATTACCCGTCTTAAATAAAACAATCTTATTTTTGCTGATTTCTACCTTTACTTTATCTCCTAACTGGAAACCGTATTTTTTTAAATACTCTCCTTTCAAATTAAACCCGATTGTGCCTTTACCATTTTGCGGAAGTCTGACACATTGCAAAACTTTCTCCATATTGCTAACATTTAGGGGTATAACGTACAAAATTGGCGGGAATCATGTTTTTTACCGGCTGTATGATCCCTGTCACCGGTAAAGGCTTTAAATCATCCGCACATGCAGGCGGTTGGTTTATTATTCCGGCTTCCACTTCATAAACGGTCGGTATCTTGGTTACACTATCAACGATAATCAACCAACGATGCCAATATTGATCCGTCAAGGCATTCATGTGCAATACTTCCCCGTTTAAGCTGTTCAGACACAAATTAATGATAGTCATGAGACAGCAGGTATATGAGATATCAATCCCGACAAAAGTCAATGCTCTATCCTTTTGGGCTGCTGATAAAAGGAGTCTTCCGCTACCGCATGCAGGGTCCAATACCCTCCGATCTCCCTGTTTAGGCTGATCACTTACTTTAGGAGCTGTTATCAATTGGTTCATTAATTCACATACCCCAAACGGTGTAAAAAACTGCCCGTTTTGGGCGTTGCTTAAAAACTCTTGAAAATAGTCTCCGAACGGGTCTACCAGTGGTTGCCTGTCCATCTGCATAACAAGTGCGGCAAAAGCCTGTGAAAACAAATCCAGTTCTGTTTTGTCATAGGGCTTTATCGTTTTGAAATAAAGTTCTTCCTTACGTCCCATTGAGAGACAACAAACGACTATTTGCAGAAAGTCATTAAATACCTTTTCCCGTCCGTGTTTTGGGGATAGCTTTTCCAAATACTCCCCATAAGTAGTTAAATCATTGTTTTTCATATACCTGCAAATTTGAGAATACAAAACAAATCGGATAGAAATTCATTGGGTCATTATCTTCTCCCTGTGCTTCTTCTACTTGGGTCGTCTCTACTTTCTTAGGTGCACCCCAAAGGCATAAGGCATGGGAACCTTTTTTAATACTCCTGCCCTCCTTATTCCACTGTTTCAGCGTTTTAAGTTCGGTATGACCAGACTGTGCGTATATCGCTTTCAGTCCATCGTTTACCGTAGGAATAGCAGCCTCTTTCACCAAAATTTGAAGCGGCTTTGATAAACCTTTTAATATTGTGCGTTTTTCTTGAATTGTTTTTGCAGAATCAAAAATATTTTCCATCTTTGCAGTACGTTAAAAATTAAACTTCGGTTTGATTTTGTTCCCCCTTCATCGGTGCAACGATGTAGGGGGATTTTGTTTTAATTTAGCCGTTCCAATTCTGAACGAATTTCTTCTTCGGTTTTCGCCAAGTGATTATTTAAATCTAACATCCAATCAGATAGCAACTTACCAATTGCAACGGGATTACTTGTAGAAATGGAAAGCCCTTTTGCGTCTACCAAAGTAAGTTGGGCATTATTTTTATCATGTGAGATAGTAAAGCTTTCAAGCTGTTTCCGCTTTTCTCTCACTTCTTGATATTTCTGACGGAGCAGATAAACACGCTCCGCCTTATCGGTCAGTTCATCAATACTTAGACGCTTATTGGGTGCGGCTACTACGGAAGAACTCTCTTTCTTGGAAGTTTGAACGGGAGTTTCAACTTTGGCCGAAACCTGTTCTTTCGTTTCTTCTTCGGTTGGAAGGGATGGCAGCACAATTAGAGGGGCTGTTTCATTCTTCTTATTAGCTACATTACTTAACACTACGGCTTTAGCCTCTGCGCTTTTTGCGCTCGATACATTTTTCATTTTGTTTTACGTTAAAAATTAAACATTTAAGTGATAGGAGTGCAACCCTATCCCCTTTTGATTACATTACAAATATAACACTTTTTTTTCATACACGAAAACATAAACACTTGTAAAACAGTACATTAAATACATGCCACAAATAAATATCACACATCACATACAGACGTTTGCTCTCTTGTCTCAAAATTATTTTTCCGACATCCGAATCATTTTTTCAAAAATCAACCCGCATTGGGTTAACAAAGAGATACTTTTGGGAAGAAAAAGCGTAAACCTATAATTTATGTTAACGCAATTTTAAATCTCAGAAGATTCCCACGGCAAAAAAAATAAAATACTGATTCACAAAGAAAAAAGGGTCTTAAAGGGGAAAAATTTCCCCTTTATCCGTCGGAAGACCACGCACCGCCCTCGGAAAAAGTTTCGCCTCAAACTTTTTTTTCTCTCTTATATGCTGCCCCCCTCCTCAAAAATCATCGCACATGCGATACCGCTCCGGCACATTGTGCCGTTTTTCTGTCCTTTACGTAAGCGCTTGTACACAATACATTTGCAATAAAAAAGCGATGAATGAGATTCTAAATTATATCATGGTCTTTCTCTTCGGCGGCGGTTTAGTCGGAACCGCCACAGCATTTGTCACTATCAAATACACCAAGAAACGTGCAGAAGCTGACGCAATGAAAGCGATGCAGGATGTCTACCAGGAAATGATCACCGATCAAAGAAGTTACATCAACTCACTCAAACAGGATAAAGAAGATAGTGAGGCACGCTGGGAAAATAAAGTTGAAACATTATCCAAACGTATTGAGACTATGGATTTGAAAATCAACGAAAACAATCGTTTGATAACAGAGCTAAAAACCATGAAATGTACCGATTTAATTTGCCAAAACCGTAAACAATGAAACATCATGTACACCTTATCATTTATTTTGCTTGCATTTCAGTTGGTATACTGCTGTGTGCTTGTCGTTCTTCTTCTCTACATTCTAATCAATTCAAAGAGAATGGAACTTTTCAGCATAATTACAATGAACTCAATACCGGTACCGAAACCATTGCCTCACAAGTCAAAACCACTAAAGACGAACACGGTTCATCCTGGAAGATCACGTACCATTTTGACACGGCACAAACACCCGATCCCACAACAGGCCTACCCCCGCTATCGGGTATCGAGATTGAAGGGAGCGAAAAACAGAGTAAAACCACGCAGGAAAGTAATGACACTGTACACTCTTCGAACAGCTCTTCAAAGAGAGAGGTATCCGGTCAAACCATACAAAGGGAATCCGGGACAGAGACCAGGAAAGATAGCAAAGTAGCAACCGGTACGGATGATGGCATAAGAAACGGCCTCAGTATCGGGATACCTTTGCTTTTTATCATCATAGCACTATCGTATTATGCCAAGCGACAGAATACATCAAAGTAAAGTCTGGGAACTTATGGAGCAACGGAAAGAGGGTAAACCCATTGAGTTCTCCATTGAATTTTGCAAAAAAAGTACCGGTGAACTCATTACTTACGAGCGTGCGGTACTTAGTTCATTTCATAGTAGCGGAAGCACTGTCAACATACTTCAAATAGGTGAGTATGCTCCCAGGAAAATCCGGAGATGTCTGATTACACGATTTAATAACATCAAAGTTTATTTCTAATGAAGAAGAAACAACCTGAGCCCCAATTATTTCAAAAAGGATATGAAACTTATGCAGTCACCAAAGGCGGAAAAGGAATCATAAAGTTCAGTGATAATAGCGATATCACAACTGACCGGGAGACCTCTACCGTTGAAGTAGTCCCCAAAGGGAAAGCGGCTCCAATTAAGTTTGTTCCCAGAGGGCGGAACAACAACATGATGTATGACATTATGAAGAAGATCGGGGCAAACGTAACTGTCGGCAGCAATGTGGAATTTAAAAACAAGGTAGTATATGGAGATAGTGTCCTCGTATATCGTAAATACCGGGATAAGGAAACCCGAAAAATCATCAAAGAAGAAGTCTTGCCCGAAGAATACCCGGATATATTCGATTTTATAGAAAACAATGACATACCATTTATCCGGATGGAGATAGCGAATGATTTAGTGATCTTCTACGATGCATACGTCGAATATATTTTTAATCAGGACACTCGGCCCAGACTGGTACAAGTAAAGGCAAAGGAAGCAACCTGTTCACGTATTAGCGTAATCGATGAGAGGACCGGCAAGAGTGAATATCATGGTTACTCAGCCAAATGGCATGAAGGTATGCCGGATGATGTAATTGCGACGCCACTACTGGACCGCCAGGCACCTTTGCGGGATTTAAAGACACGAATGGGTTTGCTTCCCAATGAAAAGGGAACAAAAGAGATCGTCAAAGACCGCCGCTTCATCCATAACATTCGTATAGCGACTCCCGGACGATTCTATTACAGTAAACCATATTGGTGGAGTGTATTCGTTTCCGGATGGTACGACTTTGGGAATGCCATTCCTATCTTTAAAAAGGCTTTGATCAAGAATCAAATGGCATTGCGCTATATTGTCTACATCAAAGAGGATTTCTGGGGAAAATTATACGCGGATGAAAAGATTACGAACGAAGCAGACCAGGCTGTACGGCGGGCGACCTTCCTTCAGGACATGAATGACTTTCTTGCCGGAGAAGAGAATGCAGGTAAAGGCTTCGTGTCCCATTTTCGTTATGACCGAGTAAAAGGATTTGAGGATAAGGATATCATCATAAATACTTTAGATTCCTTCTTCAAGGGTGGCGAATACATTGAAGACAGCGAGGAAGTAAGCAACACCATCTGCTATGGCATGAATGTACATCCTTCCATCATTGGTGCCGCTCCCGGCAAAGGTAAGAGTATTAACGGTACTGAAGCCCGTGAGCTGTTCATCATCGAACAAGCCTTAATGAAAATGTTTCAGGAAGCCACGCTCACTCCCCTTTATTTTGCCAAAGCCGTAAACGGATGGCCGAAAGATATCTACTTTTCCGTCACCAACTGTCAGCTTACCACGCTTGACAAAGGGACAGGAGCTACTAAAAATACAGGTTTAACCTCAGAAACAGAAGAAAAATGAATGCTATCATCCCTGACATCGACACACTCAAGAAAGTAGTCAAAATCAATGCTACACTTCCTGACGAAGCCATCAATCCGTATATTGATGATGCAATGGATATCTATCTGACGCCATACATCGGTATCAAAACCGTAGAAAAAGCACTGACCGGAACTGATAAAAGGCTGAATGACAAAATTCTCCGCACCTTGGGGCCTCTCACCCTAATGCTTGCCACTCCGGAACTTGGCATACGTATCGGAGATAGTGGAATTACGGTCGAAAACAAACAAGGTACCTACTCGCCGGCCAATGAAGCAAAAATTGCCGCCGCTAAAGAAAGCTTCTACTTTCGTGGCATGCAGGCCCTTGATCGGCTGCTCACTTTTCTGACCGAACATCCGGAAACTTACCCCGAATACGTCGAGCACTGCAAACAAGTCACGGATTCTTCTCCATGCTTCATCCGTGATACCAGAGAATTTCAAGATACCGGTTTAGTCAATATCGAATATTCTACCGTATCGTTCCGTATGATGCTACCTACTGTCCGGCAGTTGCAAGAACGCAATGTGCGTGAAATGCTCAAAGAAGACCTATACCAACGTCTGCTTGATGCCCATACCGCAGGGAAAGAACTGACACCTAAAGAAAAGGTACTGCTGGGGCACATACTCCGTTACCTCGCTAACAAAACCGCTGAACTCTATACATCACAGACCTCACGTGAACAGCGTGCCATCAACGACACACCGGAGTTTACTCCCATTATCCGGCCCATCTACCAGGATCAGGCAGCAACCGGTAATTTCTTCGCCGATCAAGCGACCTACTACGCCGGAAAGATACAAAACTTCATTTCCGAAAATGCTGGGGAGTTAGGAGTCACACCAACCGTTACCGCTATAAACTTTAACTCCAAAGAAAAGCGAATATTCACCTCTATATCATAACAATATGCACACCATTCAGATAAATGATAATTGTTACCGAGTTCCGGAAAGCTGGGATGAACTCACCGAAAAGCAACTGAGCTACCTGGTTAATCTTACACAAAGCGATATTCCCATCGAAGAACTGAAGGTACACATGATGCTATATTGTCTCAATGCACATGTTTGCCGGTATCGGGATATCTATCGCCATCAAGTAAAGATCAGCATTGGGACTCCCGGCAATAAAATCCCTTTCCGGACACACAAGAAGAAATATTTGCTTTTTCCTGAAGAAGTCAATCGGCTGGCCGAACTCTTCAACTTTCTGTTGATGTGCGAAAAGGATACCAAAATGAAATACCATGTACACCCGGAACTCACCGTCAATCCCTATCGGGCATTCTTTTGCCGATTCCGTAAATTCCGTGGTCCGGAAGATGGCCTGCTCGATATTCGCTTCGAACAGTTCATGCACCTGCAACACTATCTTGACGCTATGAATCAGGACCCGGAACAAATTAACGATGTTCTGGCCTGTTTATGGCACACAAGCAAAACATTCAATATCAATCGTCTGGAGAAAGATGCTTCCATTCTCAGCCATCTTCCCCACAGGGTGAAGATGATTATGTATTGGTACATTATAGGGAGCCTGGCCTATCTTGCCAATGGCTTTCCCCGTATCTTTTCCGGAAACGGAAAGAGTAATGGTCGTGTCTTTGATTCGCAAATGCGTCTTTTAGACTCCCTCGCACAATCAGACATGACCAAAAAGCCCGAAATAAAAAAAGGATTCCTGATCGATGCCCTGTATACGATGGATGAATCTCTGAGAAAACAACAAGAACTGAATGAAAATATGCAGAACAAATAATTTTTTCTAATAAAGTTTGTTAGTAGCAAACTTTGTTGTATATTTGCATTGTCATAACAAACGCGGGTGACGTCCGCATAAGTTCTTTATATTATGGAACAATTGTTCGAAGCTATCCTCGCGATAGCAAAGCAGAACCCCGATGGGTTCACGGTTGACCTCACAACCTTAAAAAAGGTCACAAAGGGTATTTCAGTCGCCTATCTCGAGACTCAAGACAGTTTCGGAGAAGAAGGACTGAAAAGAGTTCTTAACCATTCTGAGATGCACGAAAAGAAGGTCGGCGGATGGCTGAATGAAGAGAACCAAGAGTTCTATTTTGATTCCGTCCAGATTTTCACTAACCTTGAAGAAGCCAAGCGATTCGGGCGTGAAAATAAACAGATCGCTATTTTCGACATCTCTCATATGAGACTCATCAAATTGTGATCCGGAGGGGCGAAAGCCCCTCCTTTACAGCGAATAACATTTTTTTAAATACCGATTATCAAAACGTAAATTGATGCATTATGAAGAATTTAGAAATCCTCCCTCTCTCTGCCGAGAGTAAAAAGCGTATTGAAGAGTTCGCAAGGCAGTATCAGCGATATGCCCATATCGCCATTGAGATTGTGTCCTATTCAGAAGGCCGGCTGATTGTCCGTGCCGAGCAAAAGGACCTGGTTAATGATAAGTTCCTTTCAAAGAAAGAACTGACAGAACGTGTCCGGGACATGTTCAAAGATGAAATTCCTGAAGACTGGAAACTTACTGTTTCCGCCGTAAACTTTGACCGTAAAGACATTGATGGCATCACTCTCGACTGGATCAAGAAACGGATGGAACGGCTTGGATTAAAGAATAAACATTTGAGCAACTACACCGGAATTGACAAATGTACCGTTTCTTCTATTCTTTCCGGAGACAAGGAATTGACCAAATGGCACAAAGTAGCTCTATACTACTTTTTCAAGTATTATGAAGTTGCCAATTTTTAGAAGGTGCATTTAATGATATAAAAAATAAGCTATCGGAAACCTATTAAACGTCAAATGACATTAACACAGCTAAGAGAGGGAAGCCGATACTCCCTCTCTTTTTTATTGCCAATACCAATTATCAAAACATAAATTGATGCATTATGAAGAATTTAGAAATCCTCCCTCTCCCTGCCGATATCAATCAAAATAGTTTTGCAATCATTTTCTTATCATAGAACATCAATACCAACAAATAGGTATTTTCCTATCTATCAAGCTAATTCCCTCTTAATAAATAACATAGTTATAGACTAATTTCATATTTTTGCTACACAAAAGAATGAGTGATTTAATTACCCTAATTGTAAAACTCTAAATTAGACTTATTATGAAAAAGAAATGTTTATGGAGCATTATGCTTCTATTTTGTGCTATTTTATATTCTTGTAACCAAGAAGAAATAGTAGAAAATGAACTCCCTGATTTCCCTCAGCCTACCAAATCGAGAGTCGAACTCAGAACTGGCCAAATCGAAGTTGGTAATATCACACTAAGTGCTGACAGTATTATCACCCTATGTGATGATGAAAGTAATAGTATTGTTAAAAGTGCTACGAGGTCTTCTAATATATATGCAGGGAACAAAAACGGTATAGAACTATCTCTTAAAATACAAATAGGCTCAAGACTTATGCCTGGAAAAACTGATGCTCAAAAAAGACAGCGTTTAGCCAAGATGCTTGCACAGGCCTCTCAATATAGAGTCATACGTGGTGTTGTAACAGATGATGATGGTTTTGTACAATACGTACCATTAAACGCAACTATGACCATTCCTTGTACTATTACAGATAAAGACTTTAATATAAATGGTCCATTAAGGAAAACTATAGATATACTATTCCGTATTTTCAGAGTACCAGCAAACAAAGATTGTATAGAAGTGAGAATAAATGGTAGATTAATCCGCGATTTACGGGAATTTACTATAATTTGCACCCAAATAGCCTCAGGAAAATACATTTACGACTAAGATGCAATAATAAAACCAGCCATTATGCTAAAGAAAGTTTAACTTATACTGTAATTTCAAAAGCAGATTGAAAAAAACTGTCTATACTACTTTTTCAAGTATTATGAAGTAGCCGGCTTTTAATAAACAAGTAGGGGTATCAGCATTGATACCCCTACTCTCTTACATATTATTTAAAATATTTTTTCCGTTTAGCCCATATGTCGTAAATGAACGGCAAAGCTACACACAATAACAAAAAGAAATCATCGTATTTCTGCACAATACCTAATTTGAACAACTCCCTAATTACAAAGTAGACAATTGGTATTAAGCATATTTTGAGAATTAATATTTTTCTATCTTTCGTCATATCAAATTCCTTTTTAGAGCTTAACTAACTTCATCTTGTTACTATCATTGTCTCACAAAACTACTTTTTTACTGTAAAATAAGAACATATTTCATTCCTTTTTTTGAAGATTCACCTTAAAAATACCATAAACATGGTATCTATTCCATAGATTTCTCTTTTATATTTTAGATTTTCAACGGTTTGACACAACCCTTTGAGGAATAAATATTTAGCGGAGTATTTGAGAAATAATAGTAACGAATTGGCAACCGTGCGATTTTCAGCGTTTTGCGGTGCTATGCTGTCAAATAACTCTTTCAACTGTAAATATAATATGTTTTTCCAAAAACGAAAAACATCAAGTGTGTTTTTTGGAATGGGATGGTAATTGCCTCTTGATTAATATGAGGTATCTATATTCCAAATATTCACAGAATCATTTTTTTGATATTCATTAAAATCAGAGATAGCATCATTTATCATTTGTGTATTCTCTCTAAACATTGAACATTTTGAAACATCATTATCATTGCAATATTTTGGATTACCACATTTTTTATACAATTTGCAGAACTTACTTCCACTCATATCTTCTGCTTGCCATTTACATAATTGGCAATCTTTTTTTAAATACCCATCAAGATACGCTTTAACTTTTCCAATCGTATATAAACCACCACTATTGAAAAAATATGGTATGCAATCATCATATGGCATACTTATTTCATAGATTCCTTTTCTGTGGTGGTTGTAATTCCTACAGGTAAACGTATCTCGTTCAACATAGCTTTTCAAAGTATGATGTAAGATATATTTTTGGAAAGGTCGTGTAAAGTTTTCTGATAAAATTTCATTACGTTTAAAGTTGTACAACTTAACCTTTTCACATTCATTTAAATTTGTAGAATTTACAATATCCAGAATATCTTCTTCTGACTGAATACTAAGTTCAATAATACGAATGCCTGATTTTTTCTTTTCTTGACTGCATTCATGTGTTACAAATACTTCAATAAAAATAGGCAAATTAGGATTAGTCTTGTTTTCACAATACAAATCGGCTATAAAGTCTTTACACCTATGTTCTTGGATGCATCTTGAATAATAAGTCTTTAAATCAAATTGCACTCTCTTTGCCCTCTTACAGTTTTTCTCGTCATGGAAAACACAATTATCATACTTGACGCACTTTTCATAATTATCCATAGATAACATGATATGCTCTTTCTGATTAAACCAATTCATTATCATTATCTCAGCAATGGAATGTAGATATTTGTCATAAGAACATTTGTCAGCCTTATGCGCAAAATGCCATTGGCGGATATTTCCACGTTTAGCTATCATCTCATTGTGACAATAAGGGCAAAAATATTGTTCATTTGAATAATCTACATTCTTTATATCAACGATGCAATTATCGGTATTAAGAGCAAAATGCTGATAAGTATGTAAATATTTCATTTTATAAAAACGACTAATAAACTCCTTCTTTTTCCCTAATTATACCTATATTTTCATCTGTCTCTTTTGATTTTGACACGACTATTTGGTCAAAATTCTTTTTCCCCACTTGTATTTGACCATTTGAAAACACATATAGAAAAACATTTTTCAAAGTCTTTTTATATATAGATTTTCCATTTTTATCAACGACTTTTACTTTGACTTTATATTTATCTGATATAAAATAGTCAGGAGTTATTGACTTGAAAGACATCGTAACATCTTCATAATATTTTCCTTCAATATCAAGAAATGCTACTTTACGTACAACTTCCATATCGGTCAAAGGCTTTGCTGTCTCTGGTTCACTTTGAGCAAAAGCCAAAGAATTCGTAAACATTATAATTAACAGCAATACAGACAATTTTGCCTTGTCTAAAACATGAGTGTTAGTAATTTTAGTCATATCTATTATTTTTTTATAATAAAAAGCGCAGACATTTGCCATACGCTTCACGGTTTACCACAAACCACAACTAAATATGGGAAGTCTGCGCCCATATTCGGGGAAGTCCCAATATTAGTTGTTGCTCTTTATTTGTGGTGGTGATTGTGAAGCTATCGAGCAATATGTCTAGGAACGAGTTATCTCAATCCAACTGCAAAATTACAAAAAAGCCGTGATGATCCATTCAATATAGGTAGATTATTCGTTATCAAAGCTAAGAAAGGAGGTAGGAAATGGAATGAATAAAAGAAGAAGCCTGGGTCGAAAAGTGTACTGTACTTCATGAAGGAAAGGCCACACCCAATATCTATTATAACGTTTTTGCCGATGTTAAGCAGCTCTGCAAAATCTCCTATGACAGATTAATCGCTATACGTAATCTTATTAACCAAATTGAGAAAGAAAAGAAAGGAGAATGCCATGA